CATCACGCGCTCTCACACTCGCCCGCCGGTATTGTCTACCGCTAGCATTCCCTAAAATAAACCGCGCATTATTCCCACAATATAACCGCTCAATATACCATTTGATTAATTTAACGCGGACGCTAGAAAAGCCGTAAACCTAGACGGGGCGCGGCTTGCAGGGGCGGGAATGGGACAGGGGGGGTATGGGCGTTAGCGTATACAAGGCTGTACATAGATTAGAAAATACGAACTGTAAAGGTCAGGAGCACAGAAAGGACGGCAGGGAGGCTTGACGGGCTGTCAATAAGGTGGTATATAGTGCTTTTAGTGGGCAACTGCTAAACGCTACTAGTACCTGCACAGGGGGTATTGGTTAGATACTACAAAGGAATACACACTCACCTATGAACGATAAGGGCCAGCAAGTAGAACTAGAGTTAACCGGGACAGACTTTGATCTGACAGTACCAGTATATGTGGAAGCAGATGCTGAATTAGACCAAGCGGGCGATATTAACATGGTCATGTATATGTTTGTAGGTGACAGTGATGAAGCCTGCTCAGAAAACCGAGTATCTCTTACCCAGATCTTTAACAGGTGGGTAGATCACTATTTAACCACAGAGGTAGGGTACAATCATCTGTATTCTCTGTCGGATTCGTTACGCGAGATTGCTAATAATATGCAAGATGCGGCCAACAGTATCAAGGAATTGACGATCCCGGTAGAAGATTATGAGGATGATGTAGATGAATACATGGAGTGAGCACGAATTAAGCCAGTATGACCCACAAGACCTACTAGATTTCTGTATTAAGCAGAAATTGTCTACTTCCCTAGCTCATATCAAGTATAAATGCCAGAAAGATGGTATTCCGTTTGATTTAGAGCTACTTGACCTAGAACCATACCCTGTATTCTGCCCTGTATTGGAAGTAACGCTGGATTGGACCAAGGTTGGGCAGGGATCTTCTAACTCTAGCCCGTCAATTGACCGTATAGACCCTAAAATGGGGTACGTTAGGGGTAATTGTAGGATAATTAGTGCAAAAGCCAACCGATTAAAGAACGACGGTACGGCTGAAGAGTTCATTTCAGTACTTAAATACATGAAAGATAACGAAAATGGCTACGATCTATGCCCTCCAAGGCAAGATAAACTATGCTAATTGTAAAATAATTAACTAATTTGAATTAAATAGCAGTTTAGGTATTGACTTTTAGTCATAAATATGATATTGTTTTAATATCTTTTATAGGATATGTAATAAGTAAATTTCCTGTAAGATATATAGTATAATACATAGAATAGTTATCTAGATAACTTACTATATATATACTAATAAAATAATAAGATATTTACACTAAAAGGGGATACCTATGGCTATGAATCCTACTAGCCGTTCAGTCAAGAAAGGCTTGCCTGCCAGAATGAAAAAGCCTACTAAGAGGCCTGCACCTACGGCAACTCCGTCTGCAAGACGGCGGCCAATGGCGGCTCCTAAAGCCCAGCCTGTAGCACCTCGTCCTGTAGCTAGACGACCAGCACAGCCTACTCAAAGAGCTATGCCACAATCTATGCCTACAGCAAGACCTATGGCGCGTCCAGCGATGCAGCCTAGACCTACTATGACAAGACAGCCTGTACAACGTCCTGCGGTTAGACCTACAGCGAGACGACCAGTACAGCCTACTCGAAGAATGCGATAGCTTATGGCTGACGAAAAGAAATACACTGAGAAGCAAGAAGCCTTCCTAGAAGCCCTTTGTGGCGACGCTAGAGGTTCCATAAGAGAAGCTATGAACATAGCGGGCTATTCTCCTCAGACGCGCACTAAGGAGGTCGTAGAGCCTCTCAAAGATGAAATTGTAGAACGAGCTAGTACGATGCTTGCAATGAATGCCCCTAGAGCGGCTTTTTCGTTGACAGGTGTCCTAGTAGACCCTTCTCAGGTGGGAGCCAGAAATGCTGTTGCGGCTGCAACGCAGGTACTAGATCGTGTAGGTCTGGTTAAAAAAGAAAAGATAGAGGTAACTACCCAGACGGGTGGTCTATTCATCTTACCCCCTAAAGAAGTCGTGAATGAGCAAATGGAAGAATAAACCAAAAACAAAGTCTGCGTCTAGGCCGCCTTTTGGCTACGCAGCCGACCCAAATAACAAAAATGAATGGGTCCCTCACGAAGCGCTTTTAGAATTACTCGAAGAAGCGTTTCTTTTTTTGGACAATGGAAACTCCCTTAGAGAGACTGCCAAGTGGCTATCTGAAGAGGGAGGTAGGAAAATATCTCACCAAGGGTTATCTACCAAGTGGGCGGAGTCACGCAAAGACGTAGAGACTCCACGAGATAAACAACTGGCTACTAGAAAGAAACCGACTACTAGAGCCGAGAAGAAACAAGCCAAACTAACCACATCAGTAGCTGCTAAGAAAAGATCGTTAATAGCTGCGGAGAAAAAGCTAAAGAAAGCTAAGGGTATAAAGGAGACTACTCCTGAGAAGCCCGAAGGTTTGACTGGTACATCTACAGCAATACCACAGAATCAAGATATAATCTTTAAGCCTAACGAAGGCCCACAGACTGATTTCTTGGCTTCTGTAGAACGAGAAGTGTTGTACGGTGGTTCAGCGGGGGGTGGTAAGTCTTACGGCCTACTAGCCGACCCCATGCGTTACTTCGGTAACAAAGTATTTAACGGATTGATTCTTCGTCGTACAAATGATGAACTACGGGAATTGATCTGGAAGACTCAGGAGATATACCCTAGGGCGTATCCCGGAGCCAAATGGCAAGAGCGTAAGTCTCAATGGGTATTTCCCAGTGGGGCTAAGTTGTGGTTAACCTACCTAGAGCGTGAAGAAGATGTACTTCGTTATCAGGGTCAGGCTTTCTCATATATAGGGTTTGACGAATTAACTCAACACGCTACTCCCTTTGCATGGAACTATATGCGTTCTCGTTTGAGAACAACAGATCCAGACTTGCCTGTCTTCATGCGGGCTACCACCAACCCCGGAGGCCCCGGACATGGTTGGGTTAAGCAGATGTTTATCGACCCTGCACCAGCAGGTAAGGCATTCAACGCTAGAGATTTAGAAACAGGGGAAGAGTTACTTTATCCTGAAAGTCATGCTAAGGCAGGACAACCACTGTTTCAACGACGGTTTATTCCAGCAACACTAAAGGATAATCCGTACTTATACGAAGAAGGTACTTACGAAGCTAACTTGTTATCTTTGCCAGAAGCGCAGAGAAGACAGTTACTTGAAGGTGATTGGGCTATAGCAGACGGGGCAGCATTCCCAGAGTTTAGACCTCACTTACATACTATTGAACCTTTTGAGATACCGAGCGATTGGAGAAAATTTAGATCGTGTGACTACGGTTACTCAAGCTACTCAGCAGTACATTGGTTTGCGATAGATCCTTCTTACGAGACTTTGTATGTATACAGAGAGTTATACCTTTCTAAGCATACAGGTAGAGATTTAGCTCAGGCGGTTATGGTAGAAGAGCAAGATGAATCTTTATCCTACGGGGTACTGGATTCTAGTTGTTGGCATAACCGAGGGCAGATAGGCCCCTCAATAGCAGAAGAGATGATTGCTATGGGGTGTCGATGGAGACCCTCAGATCGTTCCACAGGTTCTAGAGTAGCGGGTAGAAACAGGTTACATGAGCTATTGAAGGTAGATGAAACTACCGAGACTGCTGGTATTGTGTTCTTTAACAATTGCAGACAGATCATAGCAGACCTACAAACTATACCTACTTGCCCTAAAGGCTCGGACGACATTGATGTACGTTATAAATCAGACCATACTTATGATTCTATTAGGTACGGTATTATGTCAAGGCCAAGATCTGGCTCGCCTTGGGATACAAGAAGTCCCCCACCGAACAGGTGGCAACCATCAGATAACACGTTTGGATACTAGATGCCTATAATTGAAAAGCCACAAAGCTCACAAGATTTAGAGATAGACATTGACTCTATTACGGACGAACTGTTCGCCCTAGAAAAAGAAGACAATGAAAAGTACGGCAATCTAGAAGGTTGGATTAGAGACCGTTTCAGTGCTGCTTCAGAGAAGCGTGATAGCGACGAACAGCGTTGGCTACAAGCATATAAGAACTATCGAGGTGTGTACGGTGACGACGTTAAGTTTACTGACGCAGAGAAGTCTCGTGCGTTTATTAAGATTACAAAGACAAAGGTACTTGCTGCCTACGCGCAGATTGTGGATGTTTTGTTTGCAGGTTCCAAGTTTCCTATTGCAATCAACCCTACAAAGAATCCTATCAGTGACTCTCCTAGTGCTGTCTATTTCGATCAGACAGAGCTTACTGAAGAAAACATTGCATCTAAAGTACCTAACCCTGCTACCGGCAAGCCGGAAAAGACTGAACCTAAAGGGCAAAAGAATAACCGAGCCAGACCTTCTCGTCTTGACGACCTTGGTCCTTACTCTGAATCTTTATCCAGAGTTGGTGACGATCTAAATGTAGGCTACGGACAGACCCCCACATCCGCTACTTTTGAGCCTTTAGTTAAAGCTGCTCGAAACATGGAGACTCGTATACACGATCAACTAGAAGAAAGTGAAGCGTCTAAACACCTTCGTAATACTTCTTTTGAAATGTGTTTGTTTGGTACAGGTATCCTTAAAGGTCCTTTTGCCTTTGACAAAGAGTACCCACGATGGACAGAAGAAGGGGATTACGATCCTATCTACGAAACCGTACCTCGTGTAGAGTCTGTTTCTATTTGGGATATTTACCCTGACCCTGACGCACATAATATGTCTGAGGCAGAGTACGTTATTCAACGTCATCGTATGTCTCGTTCTCAATTACGAGCACTTAAAAAGCGCCCATACTTTATAGACGATGTTATCGAAGAGTCTATTCAAATGGGGCCTTCGTACAACTCAGAGTATTGGGAAGACGTACTAGAAGACAACGAAGTTACTAACCAAACTAACCGCTACGAAGTGCTAGAGTACTGGGGCGTATTAGATTCAGACTTAGCAGAAGAAGCAGGTTTAGATATACCGGCTAAACTAGCAGATAAAGATCAAGTCCATATTAACGCATGGGTGTGTAACGGTAAGATACTACGATTAGTTCTTAATCCATTTACACCTTCTCGTATTCCGTATCACGCAGTCCCTTACGAACTAAACCCCTACTCTTTCTTTGGTATCGGTGTAGCTGAGAATATGGAAGACACCCAGTTACTTATGAATGGCTTCATGCGTATGGCTATTGATAACGCTGCTCTATCATCCAACTTACTTATTGAAGTAGATGAAACTAATTTGATTCCCGGCCAAGATATGTCTATATATCCGGGTAAGATATTCAGACGACAAGCAGGCGCTCCGGGACAGGCTATATTTGGCACTAAGTTCCCTAACGTAACTAACGAGTGTATTGCTATGTTTGATAAGACTCGTCAGCTTGCAGATGAATCTACCGGCATACCTTCGTACTCTCATGGTATGACTGGTGTTATGGGCGTAGGCCGTACTGCTTCTGGTATGTCTATGCTTATGGGTGCAGCAGCACAGAACATTAAGGCTGTTGTACGAAACATAGATGACTATCTATTAGGTCCTTTGGGTAAGAGTTTCTTTGCATTTAATATGCAGTTTAAGTTTGATCCTGACGCTAACGGGGATCTAGATGTAGAAGCTCTAGGTACAGAATCTTTGATGCGTAATGAGATTCGCTCTCAGAAGTTAATGCAGTTTATGCAGACTGCCCAGAATCCTAATATGGCTCCTTACGTTAAGTACGATTACGTTCTTCGTGAGATTGCAGCCTCTATGGATTTAGATGAAGATAAGATTCTAAACGACCCTAGGGAAGCAGAGATTCAAGCTAAGATGTTAGCTGACTATCAGAAGGTACTCATGGAGAATCAACCAGAGAAACCTGAAGCGCCAGAAGGACAGCAAGATCCTGCTGCAATACTAGCGGCTCTTATGGGTGCTCAAGGTGGTCAAGGTGCTCCTCAAGGAGGCCCACCACCCGTATCTGATCCAACAGGTATAGGTGGTCAAGTACAGCCCGGAGCGGCTCCCGAACCCGGAGCGGCAGGTTTTGCTGCTAACACTGGTGAAGGGCAACCTCCTCAGTAATGGATACTAATGTAGCTCGTAAAGTTTTACCTTTCGTAAATGATATAGCTCACTACGATGCTTTTTTAGCTCACGTTGAATCTAGAATAGAAACTCTTAGAGGTTTTCTAGAGAAAGAAAAAGACGTAGATAGAATACGAGAGATACAAGGTGCTATAGCGGAACTCAAAAGACTCTATACATTAAGAGATGAGGTACGCGGCACATTAGAACACGAGAAAAAGAATGGCCGCTAAAAAGAAAGCTAAATCTAAAGTTAACGCAGCAGGCAACTACACTAAGCCTACAATGCGTAAGAATCTTTTTAACAAGATAAAAGCAGGTACTAAAGGCGGTAAGGCCGGACAGTGGTCTGCTAGAAAAGCCCAGATGTTAGCTAAACAGTACAAAGCTAAAGGCGGGGGCTACAAGTCGTAATGGCCTTAAAGAAATCACAAAAGTCTTTAAAGGATTGGACAGACCAAGATTGGAGTACTAAATCTGGTAAAAAGTCTTCTGAGACTGGAGAAAGGTATCTACCTAAGTCTGCTATAGATTCTCTTAGTTCCCAAGAGTACGCAGCTACTACTAAGAAGAAACGAGACGACAGTAAGAAAGGTAAACAGCACTCTAAGCAACCTAAAAAGATTGCTAAGAAAACGGCACAATATAGAAACAAAGGCGGGCTTATGTCTACGGAAGAATCTACGGAAGTACTGATACCAAAGAACAAGCAGTTCTTAAAGGACTTCCACGATAACGTAGTATCTAGTAACTCTCAGTTAGTAGAAGAGACAGAGCAAGGGCCACGAACTACTACAATGCGAATTGTGGGAATGAACATAAAAGGGAAGGAGTATCTATTGCCTTCCTATGATCCCGACACTAAGTCGGTTATCGACACTTCTACTCAAGAAGGCAGAGACGCATTAGTAGAGAAGTTTCTCCCTTTAATAGAAGAAGGGGACATAGAAGGGTATTCCTCTCCTCAAGAGGCCGAAGCTGACCGTAAGAATTTCTACGGCGATATAATTCAAGAAAAATACAAAGGTGGACTTATGTACGGCAACAAACAAAATAAAAAAATGCACGGCGGGGGCCACGCAAAGAAAGACTATTCTAAATATAAAAGAAAAAGATGAATATGGGCGGTTACACTGGCGGTATGACTCAGGCAATGGGAATGAATCCTATGTTTGATGAAACCGAAGAGATGCCACAAATGAACTGCGGTGGGTACATGGGAGGCGGTATGATGTCCGCTGACGTTATTGTAGGTATCGACCCTGTTAGTGGCAACGAAATCCCGCTAGGCTCAGACGCTGAGAATGTTAGAGACGATATTCCTGCTATGCTTTCTGAAGACGAATACGTTCTTCCGGCTGACGTAGTTAAATGGCATGGTCTAAAGCATATTCAAGAAATGCACGACGAAGCGTCTATGGGTCTAATGTCAATGGCTATGGACGGCCTTGTGGCTACTGGAGAGCCTGCTGTAAAATCTAAAGATGCAGAGAAAGTTAAGCAAGAATACCGTACTGAAAAGGGATCTAGAAAGACTCCTGAAGGTGTGGAAGTAGAGCTAACTGCTTACGAAGTAGAAGATAATGCAGACTTAGAAAAAGAAGACGATTCAAAATACAAGTCTAAAGTAAAAGGCAACATGAAAGAGTATGGTAAGGGTGGTCTTTTAGGCTACGCTGAAGGTGGACTTGTAGACGACGAAGACCCAGACCCGTATCGTGATTTACTAGACGATGGCTTTGAGTTTGATGCTGACATGATGAATGCTGAGATGCTTGAAGAAGTAGCTGCGGAGCAACGTGCTAGAGACAAAGAGCTAGAGCCATATATGCGAGAAGAAAGTCTCAGTGAAGAAGATGCTGCTGATATATTTGATGTAGACGAAGAAGCGGGCGTTGTTGACGTTCCTGATGGCGGTCTGGATACTACTCCAGTGTCAGAAGACGAAGAAATCTCAGAAGACAAAGTAAATAAAGTAGCTGCTGCATTACTAAAGCAAGCAAACTCATACGGTGGTAGTGGTTCAGAAGGTGCAGCATTTATGTCTGGCCTAGGTAACGGCGTTAAGATGGCCGAGCTAGGAAAGAAAGTAGGCGACCAGTTAGCTGACTACGAAACTAAAAGTGGTAACAATCCGTTTGGATTCTTACGAGACGACAAAGGCTTTTTCCGAAAAAGGGATTAAGCTAACAGATCGACGGTAAGGGCTACCCGCGATAGCAACACCATTGTGGCCCCCAATAGGTAAAATCAACATGGCTAAATATCAAGGAGCATACCGCTCTGAAAAAGAACAACCGGAGCAAGTTAACGTAGCGGAACGACAAGAACCCGCAGCTACTTCGGTTGAGGAAGAAACATTTAAGAAACGCTACTCAGATTTACGACGGCACTCACAAGCAAAAACAGATGCTGCCGAGGCCGAAGCTAAAAAGCTGAAAGCTCAACTAGATGCTGCGACTAAGAAACAAATTAAGTTTCCTAAAACAGACAAAGAGATTAGCGAATGGGTAACAAAATACCCAGACGTAGCAGGAATAATCGACACCATAGCACAACGCAGGGCGTTAGAGGCTACGGGTCAAGTAGAAAAGAAAATGGATAGTCTTCGTAAATTAGAGACTAAGATCCATAAAGACAAAGCAGAAACGCATCTAAAGGCTATGCACCCTGACTTCGATAAGATTAGACAGGATAAAAAATTCCACGTTTGGGCAGAACGACAGCCTAAATGGGTACAAGAAGCCTTATATGCAAATGACACTGATGCACTAGCCGCAGCTAGAGCTATTGATTTATACAAAGCTGATTTAGAAAAGTCAATGGCCGCAGCCAAGAAACGAAATAAAGGCAACAGTGCCGCAGAGTCAGTAACAAGAACTTCAAGTGCTTCACCTAGATCTTCCACTAATAATGGAAGCTGGAGTGAATCAAAAGTACAATCGCTTACATCTCAGCAGTTTGATGAGTATGAAGCGGAGATCGAGAAAGCCATTCGCTCTGGCTCTTTCGATTACGATCTTTCTGGTGGAGCTAGATAGTAGTATCACCGGATTATCGCACAGACTAGGACCGCATCTGATAAAGCCTACTCCTTGGTCTGTGTTTACCAAAAGTTAAACGGCGTTAGTCACCTTTAGCTAGTGGCCCCTTCACAGGACACCCACAGAACTGAAGCCCTTTCGTATGTTACCTTTTGCGTTTATCAATGCCCCAACTATATTTCTATTAAGGAGAAATCATCATGGCATTTAATAAAGCAACGGGCCACGGAAATCTACCTAACGGTAACTTCTCGCCTGTCATTTATTCACAGAAAGTCCAAAAGGCTTTCCGCAAGTCTTCTGTTGTTGAAGACATTACTAACACTGATTACATGGGTGAAATTGCTAACTTTGGCGACTCAGTTAAAATTATCAAAGAACCTGAAATTTCAGTAAGCTCTTACGCTCGCGGCACTCAGATCCAAACTCAGGATCTAGACGACAGCGAGTTTTCATTAAACATCGACCAAGCTAACTACTTTAGCTTTAAGATGGATGACATCGAAAACGCTCACTCACACGTTAACTTCATGGATATGGCAACAGATCGTGCTGGTTACAAATTGCGTGACACTTTCGATTCAGAAGTATTAGGTTACGCTTCTGGTTGGACTAAAGGTGCTGACGGCAGTTGGACTGAAGACTCTGTAGACAGTGGCACTGTTGCTTCTACTACAGCAGCAGCTTCTGGTCTTATTGCAGCCAACAACTTAGATTTCACTACTTTCGGTGGATCTGGTGCGGGTAAATTCATTCCTTTATCTAACGGTACGGACACTGCTGGTTTCGCTTCTCCATTAGAAGTTATGAACCGTATGGCTCGTATTATGGATGTTAACAATGTAGACACTGAAGATCGTTGGTTTATTGCTGATCCTGTGTTCTTCGAGCGTCTAATGGACGAAGGTTCTAAGTTTGTAAGTGCAGACTTTAACCTGTCTATGGACGGTGACGGCATTATTGCTAACGGTCGAATCGGTAACGGTTTAATTCGTGGCTTTAAAATCTACAAGTCTAATAACCTCCCATACAAAGGTTCAGGCCCCGGTACTTCTACTGACACAGCCGACACTGCTAACTATGGTGTTGTTATTGCTGGTCATCAATCTGCTATTGCTTCTGCACAGCAAATTGACAAGACTGAAACTTACCGCGACCCTGACAGCTTCGCTGACATCGTTCGTGGTATGCAATTGTACGGTCGCAAGATCCTTCGTCCAGAAGCTCTTGTTACTGCTCGATACGCACTTGCTGCGTCTGCATAAGGAGAATAACTAATGGCTACAGTAGATTTAGCTACAAATATCAACGCAGGTACTCATCCTGTGCAAACTGGACAAGGTGCATTCGTTCTTGAAGCTCTTGTTGATTTCGCTGCTGCAACTACCTCTAAAGGTAGGTGCGTTAGCCGCAGGCGATATTATGCAGTCAATCGACGTTCCTGCTAACACTATGATTTTAGCGGGCGGCATTGAAGTTATCACAGCTTTGGATGCTTCAGCCGACGGTACTACCTTCAACTTAGGTGTGACCGGAACTGGCGGTATCGTTACTTCTTTCTGTAATGTAGTAGACTTTGAAGATTCTGCGGCAGGCTCGTACTTTAGTACTGGTACTGCGGGCGCTTCTGGTGTTTACGTTACAGCGGCAGCCGATACTGTTGACTTAGAGCTTCAGGCTTTGAGTACGACTGTTTCAACTGGTGTAGTACGAATTTTCGTAGTATGTATTCCAGTGGATGCTAAATTAGCACCCGGCGTTGCAGCTATCGGTTCGTAAGATAGTGTGACTTAGATTGTGGGCTGGTTCGCTGGCCCACTTTCTTTTACTTTTAATAGAGTGTAATTATGTCTTTAACATATATGGACCTTTGCAATAAGGTACTTCGACGCATCAACGAGATTGAGTTTTCTCAGACTGATTTTGATAGCGCCACCGGATTACACGCAGCTACTAAAGATGCTGTGTTACACGCTATTGCAAAAATAAATTCAGCGGAGTTTGAATGGCCGTTTAACGCCACTACATATACTCAAACTTTGCAAGCAGGAGTAGAGTCTTATCAGTTTCCTAGTGACTTAAAAACTGTAGACTTTAATTCTTTTCAAATTCAACGTGACGTAAACTCTGTAGTCATCACTAAGATAGACGCAGATACATTCACTTACCCTTTGCCTATTACTAATTTAGGGAACTCAGTGAACACAGCTACGACAGAGACGTACACAGCTAGTACTGGAGACGCTACAGTAGGTGCTATTAATAATACTTCTAGCACAGCTAACGTAGGAGCTATTATAGATATAGCTTCTGCTAGCTTATCTAGTAATGTAGTTACGGTAAACACTTCCTCTGCTCACGGTCTAAGCACAAACGACACCGTAGGTATATCTAACCTTGGGTTTGATGTTACGGACCCTAATAGCGTTAAAGTTGAAAATTTTAGAACACTAAAGAAAATAGAAAGAGACGAATACTTTAATCATGGCAGAGATGCAGATGCTAACTCTCTGGCCGCCGGTAGGGGTATGCCCGACCATATATTCATGGATCATGGAGTAGGTTCTGGTTTATCTCAGGATTTGTATTTTGGTATAACTCCTTCGCCAGACAAAGCGTATAAAGTTAAATTTAATTACTTTGCTGTGCCTTTTAAACTTAGTGCATACAACGATATAACTAAGATTCCAGATAACTTCGAGCACGTTGTAATAGATGGTGCAGTACACTTTATGTTTACTTTCAAAGAGAACATGGATGCTGGACAGCTAGCATTGATGAGTTTCCAGCAAGGCATCAAAGAGATGCAAAGCCAACTAATAAATTCATACGAAAGAATTACTGACCGTCGTGTAGCATTTGGTGGCGGCAAGGTAGGTATACAAGTAGCTGACAGGGTGTAAGTCTAGTGCCAGATCAAACGCAACAACAAACTGTTATATGCCAAGGTGGCTTAGACAACTCAGAAAATCATCTAGCTCTTTCAGATGGTAAAGAAGGTGTAGCTGCTCGCTTGGTAAACTACGAAGTAGGTGAGTTTGGTGGCTACCGTAGAATAGAAGGGTTTGACTACCTTAACCCTGCCGGTAATACCAACACCGCAGAGACTAACTCTACTGTTCCCGGAACAGGGTCTATTCTAGGTGTTTTTGTATATCGTGATTTGTATGATTTAGCGGATGATGTTATTGCTATTAGACAGGTGTCAGGGCAAAGCTACTATTCTATTTACAAAATGCGAACCAACAACACATGGCTTAATATATCGGACGGCGGCAAGCTAAACAATGAAGCTAGCCAAAACTATAGGCCAACTGCTACTGGTGTAGATAGAGTACATATAACTAAGTTTAACGACGACGAAGGTAACAAAGTATGTATAACTGACGGGGTAAACCCTGCGGTTATCTATTGGAATACTACAGGTGGACATAACTTTCAGCAGATAGTGTCTACTGGTAATAAAAACTCAACTAATACTGCGGCGAGTCCTCCGGCAGCTAGTAGCGGATCTAACGACGGTTACGGTGGCGACCAAGCCATAGATCAACCTAAATGTTCTGCTTTCTACAAGACTAGCTTATACCTAGGTGGTGACGGTTCTAACGACCAACCTGCTAGTGTAGTGGCTTATAGTGCGGCTAAGGACATCTACGACTTCTCTTTTGCCGGAGGAGCACTCACTATACCGGTAGACGTAGACGTAGTTAATATGATGCCTTTCCGAGATGACTTATATGTATTTGGTCGTACAGGAATAAAAAGAATAAAGCAAAGTGGCACAGATATTATTGCCGAGAACGTCACTAGAAACTTAGGGTGCGTAGCTCCTGACAGTGTAGTAGAGATAGGCGGCGACCTTATATTCTTAGCGCAAGATGGATTCCGTCCTGTAGCAGGTACAGCTAGAATAGGGGATATAGAATTAGAAACTTTATCTAAGTCTATACAAAGTGACCTTATACATTTATCTAGCACTTACGATTTAGACAGGATGGTATCTGTAGTTATCCCATCTAAGGCACAAGTACGCTACTTCCTAAACGCAGCTACTCCTACTGATATTTCTGTAGCAGATGCTCCCGGATTTATTGGTGGACTTCGTACTGAAGATAACACGACGGGATGGGAGTGGGGCCGCATACAAGGTATACAGGCTAACTGTACCGATTCAGGTTACATAAGAAATTCAGAGTACATAGTACATGGCGACCACGCAGGTAAAGTATACCAGCAAGAAATAGGCAACGACTTCAACGGTGCAGATATTACGGCTATTTACGAAACACCCTATATCGACATGGGAGACCCTCTAGTACGAAAGACTATACGAAAAGTAGATGCCTTTATTAGAGCAGAAGGTGCTATGACTATGGGCTTAACTTTAGACTTTGATTATGGCGACCCTGATCTGTTTAGACCTGCGGATTTATCTGAGGTAACAGAAGGTGCTATTGCCGAGTTTGATAGGGCCGGTGTTACTTATGTTGACGATGCCGACGACGCATCTATATTTCTATATGGTGGACAAACTAAGCCTGTTTTATCTTATCAAATATCTGGATCTGGGCATTCCGTTCAGTTTAGATTTATAAGTACAGGTACGTTTGCCCCTTACTCAATCCAAGGGTTGATACTTAAATTCACGACTTCAGGAAAACAATAATATGGCAGGTTACACACGACAATCAGCTTCCAGTATTGCGAACGGACAAGCTGTATCCGCCGTTCCTTTAAACAATGAGTTTAACGCTCTTCTTGCGGCATTTGATGCCTCTTCTGGTCACGCCCACGACGGTACTACAGGAGATGCCCCTAAGATTGCGTTAGCTACTTCTGTATCCGGTCTACTTCCGCTAGCTAATGGTGGTGTTGCAGGCCTTAACAATGTAACTACTTCTAATCCCGGTGTTAATAACGACACAGACGAGAGCTACAATATAGGTAGTTTTTGGGCAAATTCTAATACAGATAGAGGTTACTTGTGTTATGATGTTACAGATGGTTCGGCAGTATGGAAAGAATTAGTACATATTAACGCCGCAGGAAACGCAATAGACCCCGGAGCAGATAACACTGTAGACTTGGGTACTAACTCTAATCAATTTAAAGACCTATACATTAACGGTACAGCAAATATAGATGCTCTTGCAGCAGATGCAGCTACTGTTACAGGCATTATCACTGGTTCTGGTGGTATAACTTCTTTTATAAACATTCAAGCGTCGGCTTCTAGCACTGTTGCTGCGGGTACTTTCGCAGGCTACGCTAACAAACGAGTAATTCTAACAGGAAGTACTGCTGCTACTTACGTTCTTCCTGATGCCGTTGTTGGTGATGTAGGCAAGACATGGGTTATCTGTAACGCTAGTAGTGCTGCTATAACCTTAGATATAGACACTAACAGCCAGACTGTAACTAAACTTGTAGGTAGTGCGGCGGCTACCACTTCGGATATAACTATTGCCTCTGGCGGTGTTGTAGATTTAGTTTGTACAGCAGCAGATAACTATATTCTATACGGTAGTGGTATTGCGTAATGGGAGCAAGTGCGACGGCTTCTGTCGCGGATGTTATAGATAGCTTTAAGTTTACTGCGGGAGACGTTGGTTTTTCTAATTACGCAGGTGTGGATTACGGTATAGGTACACCCATAACTTCCCCAGACGTTACTTTAGGTAAGTTTATAGGTAGCGACCCCGGAAACCAAGGAAAGATAGTCCAGTGTATGTCTAGCACTTCTGGGTTATTTATTTTACGCATAGAAAGCGATCATTTTTTTACTGGTAAAGATATAGACAGAAGTAACCCCAGCCATACGTTTGACTACATGGTAGTTAAAAATTCAGCAGGGGTAGAGATAGCCGAGCTAGAAATGCTAGCGTGTTTAGAAAACAACTCTACAAGTTCTAATGGTCTCGAATCTAGGCTTTTCTTTTGGTTCAATAATAGTTGGATAGGCGGAGGACTTAGCTCCCGCCCTTATTCTGTTACGGTTACTGTTGTGGACGAAGATACATTTACTGTGCCATTAACTTTAACTAGAAAGAATCGAGTAGTTCCTTCTGGTGCTAGTGAAACTTTTACAGGCTCTACGGGCAAAGTACACAAGGCAGGGACATCTTTAAGTACGTCCTCAGGCATTAGCATAAGTAGCTCAAGTTTATCCTCTAATGTACTTACAATAAACACTAGCAGTGCACATGAGTTAACTACCGGAGACACAGTGGATTTATCTCAAATAGGACATTCTAGTTTTGATCCTAACACAATAGAGCAGATTAATTTAACCGGAGGCTACGGTGGTAGCGCTATGATGGTAGCTGGTCAAGATTACACTGTTGAGTTAAGGAATAGATTATGAGTCATTTGTGTGTGGGGCTGTCGTCTCTACCCGATGACGATACCCTTTTTAGATTATTTGAAGATAGCGAAGCTAAGATACGAGAAGGTACACTCCCTCAACAGGCATTGGTAGGTACTACCCAACACGAATTGTTTTGTACTATACGAAGTGAGATTAGTAAGCACATAACTTCTGGGCAAGCTATAGCCTACCTAAAAGATGGTTATCTATGTTGGATAGGTTGGGGAAGTATACGACCATTTAGGAATGTTAAGGCTACTGCATACAATCAAAAAGGTTTTCTCGCAGGGCAAGACTCTGGCGGTAGTAGAGCGTACTTATACAGTACAGACTTCTGGGATGCCCTAAAGGAGTTCCACGATCTTAACTACGGAGTCAAGTATAAAACGGTAGGTAGTTATCTTATAAAAGACTCCAGTGCTGCTTTGTTTGAAAAAGAAGTAGGTACACCAAACCTCTACAATAAAGACACATACTTAATGCGTAGAGTTGCAGAGTACAAAGAAAAGAATCCCCTCGAAGGCATACAGAACGCCCCAGAGGACATATACCTAGGCCAAGCCGAGTGGTTTGAATATAGAGTAGCAGATATGAGGTTGGCTTAACATGGCTTTTAGAGAGTTAGCAAACGTAGGTATACAGCCTAATTTTTCTAGGGTAACGCAGGGTGTAGGTGCGGTACAAGCCGTAATAGATAGCACTAACTACGCTTACTTGTGGGGTAGCCTTGATAACACTAACTTTGCACTCATAGATTCTTTTGAGGCAAACACACTAAAGATAATTGTGATGCCTCCGTTCATTAAAGCTAGTGGTAGCTCTACTGACCACACCACTGCTTTAGGCGGAACTACTAAAGTTCTTCTAGACGGAGATAGGAAACCTTAGCGTGATGAGATTACTTTTTGGAATAGTGTTGTTGTTGGCATATTTACCAACACTAGCACAAGAGCAGCAAGATGCTAATGTAGGAGATTTCGGTTCTAATAACCAACAGTCCGCAGAGACTATAGATAACCGAACTACTACTACAGTTACACAAGAAGGGACTCCGGTCCAAACAGCAGTAGCTCCTAGCGGGGCTTCTTACAATCAAGACGTATGTACTTTTAGTGGGAGTGCTGGGGTACAGACACAAGTATTTGGGTTAGCTATAGGCAAGCCGTTTAAAGATGAGACTTGTGAACGTCTTAAACTATCGAAGCAGCTACAGGCATTAGGCCTAAAAGTTGCCGCAGTAAGTGTTATGTGCCAAGACCATAGAGTTTGGTGGGCATTATATGAATCGGGAACACCATGTCCCACAAATCAAGGATTAATATCAGATGACGCATACTCGTTCTACCGTAACCGCCCTGACACTGTGCCTGATAAGCCTGTGGTCTACAAGCGCAAAGTCGCAAACAGACCTACAGGGCCACACAGCCGTCATAGATAGCCTCATAGGTCCAGAGGCAAACAATTTTATTTCGCAGATGGCAGCGAATATGGAAACGGGAAGTACTTTAATAGTACACCCAGATACAGGCAAACAGTATCACGTTACTCAAGGCCAATTAGACGCATTTAACCTAGCGTACTCAAAGGCTTTGTCTGAGTCTACACAAGAGCACCTTACTGGTCTATTGCTACAAGATAAGATACTAGAGCAGCAAGTTGAATTTGACGACCAGAAAGAGGCAATGATAGAAGAGGCACAGGTTATGGCAACTGTTACTGCTATTGCTGCTGAAATAGAAGTTGCCGATGAGTCAACTAAGATCGGTATGGAAAAGTATGCTACTGATAACGATCTGAGAGAGATTAAGCAAGATACTCGTGATAAGTACGCTGCAAGTATAGAAGGTATGGTAGTAGCTAGTCGTACTAAGAATATGTTAGAGCAGTACGAAGGTACTATTATAGAGTCTACTACTTTTGTTACTCAAATGACGGGTACAGTACAGGCTTTCTACGACCAAGCCGGAGTCAGTATAGACGGTATGTTTTTAAATCAACTTAACCTAGCTTGGAGTGGCGTACTTGTAGGAGTAGAAGATGAGTTTTGGACAGACAATGTACATACAGAGATGGGATTTTTTCCTGACCCTGTAGCCCCAGTATACGAGGTAATACCACAATGAATGCAGAGCAAATAGGAACGTGGATCGGTATAGCTTCCGCTCTAGGTGGAGTGGCTATGTCTTTTGCCACAATGGAAGAAAAGATTTCTCAGCTAGAAGGTTCTATGTCTGAGATCTACAATGTAGAAGAGATCCGTACTATGGAGAAGCGACTGACTACGTTAGAAGTTACTCAGTCTAATAGTGACGTAGGTCGTATTTCTTCAACTATAGCAACCTTGGAAGGGGAAATTAAAAATGTTAACCAAACTATTGAGCGACTTGAAGGCACTATTAGTGGGCTTCAAAACCAAGATACAAGCGAAATACAAAGCGGTGTTAGCGTTAATCAAAGCCGAATATCATCTTTGCAAAGCACGATTGAAAGGCTTGAAGGGCAAATTACGCGCCTTGGTTCGAGACTAAACTCACTAAAAAACAACAGTAACCCACTGGGGTAAGTTATGCCTAAGAAAAAAGACCCACGTTTAGCTAGGGCAGGGGTATCAGGTTTTAATAAACCTAAGCGTACCCCAAATCACCCTAAGAAGTCCCACGTTGTTGTGGCTAAAGAAGGGGACAAGATTAAGACTATTCGCTACGGCGAGCAAGGTGCAAAGACAGCAGGTAAACCTAAGAAGGGCGAGTCTGCTGCTACAAAAGCCAAGCGTAAGTCTTTTAAAGCACGACATGGCAAAAATATAGCTAAAGGCAAGATGTCTGCGGCGTATTGGGCCAATAAGAGTAAATGGTAAATATATGAATTTTAGTGCAATTAAAAATGTAATAGGTGCTATTGCTCCTACTCTAGGGACTGCTTTAGGTGGCCCATTAGGCGGTACTGCGGCTCAAGCTATCAGTGCTGTATTGGGGTGTAAGTCCGACCCTAAGTCTATTGAAACTGCTATGCAGTCTGCTACCCCTGAACAGCTAGTAGAAATTAAAAAGGCTGAACTAGACTTTGAGACTAAGCTAGCAGAACTAGAAGTAGACATTTTTGCTTTAGAAGCTAAAGACGTACAGGATGCACGAAAGGCTCACAAAGGGGATTGGACTCCTCGCATTGTAGCTTTAGTATCTTTACTCGGCTTTGTAGGCTACATATTCATGGTAACTATTCAGCCGCCTGACGCTAACTCTGACACTATCGTTAGTTTAGTTTTAGGTTACTTAGGAGGTGTAGTTAGCTCTATTACTTCTTTTTACTTCGGTGCGAGTCACAAACCAGATGATAAATAAACAAAGATTAGTAGAGCAGCTAAAGATACACGAAGGCCTAAAGCTAAAGCCGTATCACTGCACTGCTGATAAATTAACAATTGGTGTAGGCAGGAATCTAGACGACGTAGGTATATCTGAAGAAGAGGCATCCTACCTTTTAGAAAATGATATTAAGAAATGCCAAGAGCAGTGTAACGCTCAGTTCCCTTGGTTTGCAGGACTAACTCCCCTACGACAAGAGGCCATCATAAACTTAGTGTTTAACATGGGTATTTCTAAATTCAAACAGTTTAAGAAAACAATTGCTTATATACAAGACGGTCAATTCGACCAAGCCGGTGCTGAGTTACTGGATTCTAATTACGCCCGACAAGTGGGCCAAAGATCAACAGACGTAGCTAACCAGTTAGCTCAGGAGAAATAGAAATGGCAGTAACTTGGAGTTATACCAAACCAAGCACATCAGGGTACTACAGTACCGAGGAAGTAAGAGCTAATGGAACAATAACAGGTACTTGGCCCTCTGAAACTAGGACAACCGAAGCAGGAACTGCCTATACTGTTCCGGGGTTCTCGCAAAGCGCTAGCATACAGTTCTACAGACCCGCCGGAAGATCTCAGACGTTAAGTCCCATAGACTCTTCTGTAGGTAAAGACATACTAACAAATGCGTATAATGCCCACGCTACGTCGTATAGAACTGCTGCGGAACAAGGGGACCTAGGGAGTGCAATATCGGCAGGAGTCGAAGCTACTATAGCAAATCAAGACTTCCAAGCCGGACAAACTCAAGAGTTCATAGACCAAGAAACAATTAACCCAGACGAAACTAACCAGTTCTTTGAAGATATAGCTGCCGCGTACAATCCCGGTGAGAGTCGTGGAGATTTCTACGATAGAAGTGTGCAAGATCAGCAGACCTCTTTGGATTATTATCAATCGCAGACAGGCTTCGAGGCAGGTAATCTAGACGCTACTGTACAAGGCCAAGTGCAAATTAGAGACGACATTTTAAATCAAACTGTCGCCTTAGCATCACAAGATGTAGCTAACGCATTGACTCTTTTAGGGGCTATGGGAATAGACACTTCTACGATGGTGGCGGTTACTAATCCTGATGGTAGTACTAGCTACACTACTCCAGAAGGACAGGATCTAAGCTCAGTTATCTCTGCCCTAGGTACATCTTTAGGGACAAAAATAGACGACGCTGGTGCAGCCAACCTAGCAGCATTAGGTTACGGTGGAGAAGGTCAAGACGATCTATTCACCGACATTGGTAGAATCCAAAGTACACTAGGCACAGGCTTAGACTTTAGTTCAGTTACTGACGCAGTTAGTCAAGGCTTTACGGATCAACAAACGTATCTTGGTTCGCAGTTCGGGGACATTGCAACTGGTATTTCTGGAGTAGGTGGTCAGGTAACTGACGTACAAGCTACTGTAGACGCGGTAGAGACTGCGGTGGGTGCGCTAGATACTCGTCAGCTAGACATGGTTACTAAACTAGATAACTTAGGTGTAGATACTGACGCAATTATCGCCGCAGTAGATGCAGTACAAACTACGGTAGATCCTTTAAGCGGTCAGGTTACAGACTTAGGGCAAAGCACTGCTCAAGCCGTCTCAGGCTTAGGCGGCGACGTTTCGGCTCTTTTCGGCGGCCAAGACTCCACTTCACAAGTAGTCGATGCAGTATCTACTAGACTGTCTTCGGATTTAGGCGTAGGAGACTCTAGCTTGTCTTCTATTGCATCTAGTATAGCTACTGTAGGTGAAGCTCAGACAGACGACCAGAAAGCATTGGTAGCCCAGATTGGTCAGATACAGACTGGTGTTACCAATATGGATAACGCAATAAAAACTAACATCGACGACGAGTTTAAAAACTTAATGACGGTGTTTGATTCAGATGGTCAGTTAATTACTGATTTTACTAACGCTGCCGGAGAAGAAGTAAAGGCTCAGTTAAACGATGACGGTACTTTAGTAGTATCTACTTTAACTCAATTAGGGACGGACGTAGGTAACATAGATCTTTCTAGTTTAGATACTATGAAAACCTCTATTGACGCTGCTGCCAGTTCTTTTGATACTGCCGAAGGTGCGCTAACTTCTTTTACTTCTCTTGAGACTAAAAGTGCCAACGACCGAAAGGCTGTACTGGATGCTATTAAGGCCGATAGTACTGCGTTAGATACTTTAATTAACACAGGTATACCTCAAACTATTAGCACAGGTTTAGCGGACTATAAGTTAGAAGTTGGAGCTAACGATGAGCTTTTAATTACTAACCTAGCTGAAGCAGTAGGATTCGACCAAAGTGATGTGGCTTCTGCAACTGCTACCGCTGTAGGGTTTAATCAAAGCAACTTAGTAAGCGCCTTAGACACTGCTGTTGCATACGACAGTGCTGCCTTAGTAAGTGCTATTGGCTTTGACCCAACTAAACTTAGTACTGCTGCTTCAGATGCTACAAAGGCTGCGGGTTTAGCTGAGACTTCTAAAGACTACTCTGTATGGGGCTTCGAGAGAGTTAAGACTATACAAAACTCTGTGCTCCCTCAGTTAGTAGGCGACGAAGCTGCAATTACTGACTTGATTAACGGGCAGACAACTACTATAGGCGAAGACGTTGCTGAAATAAACGCCCAGAATGAGTTGCTTTTAACTAGCGCAGATGGAGTAGAGACTAATCTAGGATTGCTAGATACGTCTTCAATTCAGAGTGCAGTAGATGGGTTACAGTTACTCACTGCCACCGATGTGACTAACGCTGTAGATTTGTCCGACTTGAGCACACTAGACGCAGCCGACGTTACTTCTGCGGTAGACTACAACCCTACCGACTTATTGGCTAAGATTTCTCTACTTCAACCTGAAGTATTAGACACCGATGACTTAGCGGCATTGAGTACCTTAACTGTAGACGACTTACCTACTGCGGGAGAAATTGCAGGGCAGGTAGACTACGACCCAGAAGATCTCCTAGCTAAAATTAAATTAGGTCAACCGGAAGTATTAACTCAAGACGACCTGTCTGTACTTAGCACATTAACTGTAGATGACTTACCTATAGCTCCTACTGCTGCTGAAGTTGCCACCGCAGTTGATTACAATCCTACTGAGTTAACTAGCGACTTTACCACTGCTATCGGAGACAGCCAAAAGGCACTGTCTGAGTTACAAGCAGGACAGACTACTACTATAAAGGGTGCGATTGGTACTTACCAAGCTGCGGTAGACGACGAGGGTACTCTTTTAGTATCTGCGTTTAACAATCTAGATGGCTCTATTATCGCCTTAGATACAGAAGTAGGTAACATAGATGTTAGCAGCTTAGATACTATCCTAAGTGGCGTACAAGCTATCCCAACTACTGCCCTATCGGCTCAACAGGTAACTGACGCTGTAGGGTACAACGCACAGGATCTGTTAGATTCTATCGCCGAAGATGCTTTAACTGACGAAGATTTAGTTAACCTAAGTACTCTTACCTTAGATGATATTCCGGCAGCAGGGGAAATTGCCGGAGCAGTTAACTACAATCCTGACGCTTTGATGGCTCGTATTAAAGCAGGTAAAGCCGACGACCTTACCGCAGAGGATCTAACTGCGTTAAGCACATTAACAGTAGAAGATCTACCAGTAGCGCCTACCGCAGCTTCGGTTGCTAGTGCAGTCAAAGTGGATCTCGACTCACTACAGACTAACCTAGCTAATGGGGCCTTAACTGTAGAGGATTTGAGTGCTTTAAGTACACTAACGGTATCCGACCTGCCTACTACTGAAGAAATTTCAGGGGCAGTAGACTACAATCCTACTGATTTACTAGATAAGATTAAACTGCTTCAACCGGAAGTATTGACTCAAGATGACTTAGACGTACTGAGTACCTTAACTACAGACGATTTATCTGGTTTAGCGACTCAGGATCTACTAGGTAAAACTTTTGCGACTGCTACCCAAGCTAACGCTTCAGTACAAACATCGCTAGGCCCTATAAGCGGAATCAGCACTAACATAGATAGTCTACTATCCGCTGCGGACGCTGACGCTACTGCAAACAGCTTGCGTGATAATGCTATTGCAGATTCTCGCCAAGACGTATTAACCGCGTTGAGCCAAGATGAAGGGGCTATGCGGACCTTGTTTCAGCAACAGACTATAGGACATACAAGGTGAGCTAGGGGACTACAATGTACGCATAGACAGCGAAACAGGCAGCATAGTAGCTAGCCAACTAAGTACACAGACAAGTAATTTGTCTGGTCTTATAGACACCGCTACGGACACTCTGCTTACAGATTCTGCTACTGGCCTTACTGCGTTAGAGCAAGACATTCTAGACAGTAAAAACGATCTATACACTACGCTTAACACTTCCTTCACTAACGAAGGCGAATTAATCACTAATGCAATAAACGCTAACGGTGACGATATAACAAGAGTATTAGACGATCAAGGAACGCTTACGGAGACCATAACAGACGTAAATGGCATAGTTCAGGATACCGTAGTAACTAACCTCAGCAGTATAATGGACGACACTGGTAGAATTAACACTACTGCGCTTGAGATTGCCGCTGATACAAACGCTGAAAGCATATTTAGTACAATGAAAGAAGTATTCGACGATCAAGGCCTACTGAAGACCGAAGAGTACGATAGGTTTAACAACTTAATTGTTCGAGAGTTTGACGAAAATAACGATATACTAGAGCGGTACTACAACGCAGACGGTACTTTATCTAATGAAAGGATACTTGGACTAGAAGAGCTACTGTCTTCTCTTTTCCCCGCCGCTCCTTTGGCAGAAGCTGGGGAACTGACCGGCGCTGACAGAAGATTCCTACAAGGATTTAGAACGCAAGGCTTGA